ACATTATAGATGGCCGTAAAGAATTTGTAGCATATTCATTACAACCATATATTTGCGCAATAGAAGATCGTTTAAGCATGAACGATATAACAGCCAATGGCCATATAGTTAGATTTAACATAGACGAATCATTCTTACGTGCAGACACAATGAAGCGACTTGAAGCAATAGAAAAAATGTTGGCTTTGGGTTTAATTGATGTTGAGCAAGCGAAAGAAATGGAAGACATGACACCAGAAGGAAATGAGTCAATAAATGATACTTACGTTCAGTAGCCACGTTGAAGCATCTGACAGCGAGCGCAGAATAATTGCTGGCAAGATCGTGCCTTTTGGCGAGATCGGCAATACTTCAGCTGGCCCAGTTGTATTTGAAAAAGGATCTATCAAAATTGGTGATCCAGGCAAAATTAAAATGCTTATGCAACACAAATCTGAAAAGCCAATAGGCCGTATGCAAAAATACCAAGAGGCCGAAGATGGCATATATGCTCAATTTAAGGTAAGTGCTAGCATGCAAGGACAAGATGCATTAATCCTGGCACAAGAGCAATTAGTAGATGGCTTATCAGTAGGCGTAGAAGTTATTGCATCCAAGAATGAAAAAAATTACATTAAAGTTACATCAGCTGTATTAAAAGAAGTTAGCCTGGTCGAGACACCAGCGTTTGCTAACGCCAATGTACACAAAGTTGCTGCTAGTGAAAACGAAGCAGAAAACACTAACCAATCAACAGAAAGCGAGGCTATTGTGGAAGATAAAGCACCAGAGCCACAAAGCACACAGGTCGAGGCTGCTACTCCTACAGTAGAAGCTGCTCGCCCAACGATTTCAAGTGTTGTCTATACAACACCACGATCACCAATCAATTCAAAAGCATCATTTTTGCAACACTCAATCAAAGCCAAATTAGGCAACCATGAGTCAGCAGAGTGGGTAATGCATGCAGAAGCTGAGGCTGCAAAAGTATTAACAGCAGCAGATGACAGCTTTACAACTAACCCAGCATTCAAGCCAGTACAATACGTATCAACAGTTGTAGATACATTAATTGGATCACGTCCAGCTATTGATGCAATCGGATCACGTGCACTTCCAGCATCTGGTATGACAATCTCAGTACCAAAGATCACTACATCTGGAACAGTTGCAAGCACAGCAGAAGGTGGCGCACCATCTGAGACTGGCATTGTCAGCGAGTACGTAAATCTAACTGTTGGCAAGTACGCAGGATTACAACGCTATTCAGTAGAGTTACTAGAGCGTTCAGACCCATCATTCTTCCAGGCCATGCTTGCTAACATGCAACGTGCATATAACAAGGCCACAGATGCTGCCGTAATTGCAGCATTAACATCTGGCGGAACACAAGCAACTGCAGTAGCAGCAACTTCAGCAGGTATCATTTCATACGTATCAACTGAAGCACCAGCCGCTTACCTTGCAACAGGTGAACTAGCAACACGTTATATTGCTGGTACATCACAATGGTCATTACTACTTGGCGCAACTGATTCAACAGGTCGCCCAATTTACAATGCTGCAGCACCAATGAACGCAGGTGGACAATCAGCACCTACATCACTACGTGGCAACGTTTTAGGACTTGATCTATACGTAGATTCAAACGCAGTTGCAACAACTATTGATGAGTCAGCATTCATTGTTGTTCCATCATCTGTAGCAATTTACGAATCACCAACACTACGTCTAAGCACAAATATCCCAACATCAGGCGAGATCGAGACCATGCTTTATGGTTATCTAGCTTGTGGCGTATTAGTCGCTGGTGGCGTACGTCGATTTAACTTAACCTAATAAGTTAATTAATTTAATAATCCTCTGGGGTTTAGTAGCCCTAGCCCCAGAGGAGCTTTTTAGAAAGGCAGATAAATGGCAGCAACTTATGTTACCAAAGCTGAGTTACGAGCTAACTTAGGTATTGGTAGTTTATATACTGACGCAACTGTTGAAGAAGTCTGCCAAACTGCCGAAGATTTATTAAAACAATATTTATGGTTTAATGAAGCACCTGTTGTTGGCGCACAATTACAAAATAACGTGGCCACATTAGTTTTAGCAAATCCTGGTATTTTTGTAGTAGGTCAAACAGTCTCTATTGAAGGCTGTGGCCATCCGTATGGCGGAAGTCAAGTAATCACAGGTGCTTGGCCTGGCACTACAGTTCCAGTATCAATCGCAACAGCATTTTGGAGTACATACGCATTTAGCAGTTATCCAACAGGATATTCAATTATTCAGTTTGCAGAAACACATGCAAATGATCCATTCCACCGCATTATTCCAAGTGGTAAAGCCGTAGGGCCTGACACAAAAGAAACAGATTATGCTGCGACACCTGCTGTAAGAGAAGCTGCCATGATAATTGCAGTGGATATATGGCAAGCCAGGCAAGTAAGCCAAACTGGTGGGGTGGGCATGGATGGGGTTACTGCCAGCCCTTATCGCATGGGCTATCAGCTGATAAATAGAGTGCGTGGCCTCATCCAGCCGTATTCAAATCCTAATTCATTAGTAGGATAACATGCCAGCTGCGATTACAACATTACGTGGCACACTAGCAACTGATTTAACAAATGCTGGTGTTTGGTCAGTGTTTGCATTTCCACCAGCTACATTACTTGCTAATGCAGTTGTAATTACGCCAGGTGATCCTTATATTGTACCAACAAATAATGATCGTACCACTATTGCACCATTAGCAAATTTCAAGATTTTAATGACAAAGCCAGCATTAGACAATCAAGGCAATTTGGCCGGAATAGAAGATTACATTGTGGCAGTTGTAACAAAACTTGCTGCATCTACATTAGACTTAAACATATCTAGCATTTCAGCACCACAAATTGTAGCTGCTCAAAGTGGCGATTTATTGGTGTCAGAAATAACAGTATCAATACTAACGAGTTGGAGTTAAACATGAGCCTAACACCAGAGGATTTAGCCTTTCTAAAAAAGATTGGCCAAATAACAGATAAACCAGCACCATCAACTAAAGATAAGGACAAGGAGTAACAATGGCCGTATTTCTAAATAATGCCGCAGTTGTTACACTTAACAGCGTTGATATTTCAGCGTATGTTACAGCTGTAACAATTAACCAGTCATTTGACGAACTTGAAATTACAGCTATGGGTAAAGCGTATTGCCCAGTTGCTGCGTAAGCAGACAACAAGCACTGCACTATATCGGTGAAGGCCACCTAAAAGGCTAATACCGAGGCAACCTGCGAAAGCAGAGAGTCCGTAACGACTACACGTGCAGCCCCTAGTCATAGGGTGAAGATATAGTCTGACCTGTATCGATGGTAAAGATACAGAGGTAAGCAGAAATGACTTACCCACCGCAAGGTGTAACAAATTGGATACAGCCCACAAGTTTGTAAAAGGATTGGAAGCATCAACAGTGACGCTTGATTTCTTAAACGACAACGCAACAAGCGCAACCATACAGACACTACGTGCTGCTTATGGTACAACTGTGCCGCTAACAATTAAGCAGACATCAGCTGCAACCAGCGCAAGCAATCCGCTATACAGCACTACAGTATTAGTTAATAACCTACAGAACGTAAATGGATCAGTGGCAGATATATCTAGCCAAAGCATCACATTTACCTGCAACAGCGTTATTACAGTTACTACAGCCTAAGGAGTTAAACAATGGCAAAGCTACGAGTCACTAGGGTTACTGGGGAATCTACTGAACATAAGATTACACCAGGTGTTGAGTATGCATTTGAGTTGAAGTATGGCGCAGGTATATCTAAAGTCCTGCGTGATCACGAACGGCAAACTGAGATTTATTGGCTTGCTTGGGAATGCTTACGCAGGGCTAATGTAACTGTACCTGTCTTTGGTATTGAGTTTATAGATACCTTAGACACAGTAGAGGTGTTAGACGAAGAAAAAAAATAATTAGGCGGGATTCTTTAACCTACAGTATTGCAGCACTAGCTGTAGAAACGCAGATACCGCCTAGCGAGTTTATTAACATGGACTCGGATATGTACCAGGCAATTATCCAGGTATTAAAGGATCGAGCAGAGAGGGTCAAAAATGCCAGTCGAGGTCGTAGGCGTTAAAGACGTTGTGAACGGCCTTAGTTTTTTTGACGAAGATACTCGAATTAAAGTCGCAACAGCCATTGATCCATTAATGCGTGATGTGGCTGAAACAGCTAAAAGTTATGTGCCTGGCAATACTGGTGTATTAAGTGGCTGGGCAAAACCATTAAAGTCAGCTGTCAATTACAGACCATTTCCAAAATATAATGCTAGTGATGTAAGAGCAGGCATTGGCTATAATCCTGGTAAAAATACAGCTAGTAAGAATGGCTGGCAAGTTAGCCAATATGTATATAACGTAAGTAGAGCAGGATCAATATACGAAACTGCTGGCAGATTGAATCCTAATGGCAGGGCAGCATTTCAGATGACACCAAGTAAAGGTGCTAGCGGTACTTACACATTAGCATCACCTAAGAGCCGAGCATTTAGAGAATATCAAAGCAATAACCCATTTGCTAGTCAGCAATTTATTGCAGCATTAGAGCCAGTAACAAAACCTGCCAGAATACCTGGCGCTCGTGGTGCTGGTGGTCGTAAACAACAAGGCCGATTAATTTACAAAGCATGGGCTAAAACAAGCCCTAAAGTTTATGAAGCAATATTAAAAGCCATAGATGATAGTGCTGCAACATTTACTAGACGTACAGAAATTAAGAAGGTGGCATAGTGGCAAATATTTATGTAGCGGCATCGGCCACATGGAATGGCAAGGCATTAAAAAAGGCTAAAAAAGATGTAAGTGCATTTGATCTGCAAATTAAGAATTTCGCCAAAACTTTTGGTGCTGCATTCTCAGCTAGGGCACTCATGCGCTTTAGCAAGTCAGCCGTTAATGCATTTGCAGCAGATGAAAAGGCAGCCAAATCGTTAGAGCAACAATTAAAAAATACTGGATTTGCATTTGCCACAGCACCTATCGAGCGATATATAGCCAATTTACAAAACACTACAGGTGTGGTAGATGATCAATTAAGGCCAGCATTTCAGCAATTATTAACTGTTACTGGATCTATCACAAAAAGCCAAGAAGCATTAAATACAGCATTAAACGTATCAGCAGCCACAGGCAAATCTTTAACTGAGGTTACAGCTGCATTAGCCAAAGGATTTGCAGGGCAAACAACAGGTTTAAGCAGACTTAATGCAGGATTGACCAAAGCCACGTTAAAGACTGGCGATATGGACAAGATATTAGGTGAGTTAAACAATAAGTTTGGCGGTCAGGCTCAGGCTAGATTAACTACCTATGCTGGCAAAATAGATTTATTAACTGTTAGAGCACAAACAGCTAAAGAGATCATAGGCGAGGGTATAGTAGATGCGCTGACTACGCTGGCAGATGATAAGACTATAGATAACCTTGCAACTAGCATGGAAGATTTTGCTAAAGCCACAGCTGATACAGCTAGGGGCATAGCAGTAGTAGTGGATAAACTTAAAAGCATACCTGGCGTCAATAAGTTATTCACATTAGAAGCAATACCAGTCGTTGGTGCATATCTAGGTGGGTTTAGAGAACTTGGTGCTAGAAGTCGTAATCAGGTAGATCGTGGTGGCCAAGAACGCACTATGGGTCGTATATTAAAAGCCCAAAGAGCACAAGAGATCAAAGCCAGTAAAGAATTGGTGTCATTAAAGAAACAAGAAGTAACAACACTTAAAGAAAAATCAGCCGTTGATAAGTTGCGAGATCAGTTTGATATTGAACGGATTGGATATACTAAAGCACTTAATGAAGCCACAGATGCTGAAACTAAATTAAGATTGCAAGCCAAGATAGCCATATTAGATAATAACGAAGCATTATCAAAGAAGATATTAGCTGAATTAGCAGCAGCCGAAGCAGCCAAAAAATTAGCAGCCACATACGATCAAGCATTAGAATCAGTCAAATTAATGAATGCAAAGATTGCTGCATTTTTATTAAGTATGAGCATGAAAGGTTTTGATGTAACAGGTTTAGACAAATTAACTACAGGTGGTGCTGTTAGTGCTGGCGGTGGTTCAAGTGAAATAACAGGCACATTGGGTGGCAGTGTGTTTGACCCAAGTTTCTTTAGACGTGGTGAAGAACGATCTATGGCTGAGTTAAAGATAACTGTAGATACACAAGCCACAGGTGATAGATTTGCAGCCCTTATAGCTGAGAGCCTACAGATAGCTCAAAAGTCAGGTGTGTCTTATGGTATTGCTGGCGGATTATAATGGCTGTACCAGTAGTAAATGCTTATATAAACTTTAGCACTGGCCCAAGTTTTGCTCAGGCTTTAATATTAGATCAAGGCCAATTAGATGTTAATATTTTGTCAGACTCAGCATCTATTATTGTCGATGTATCAGATCAAATAAACAGAATTGAAACTAAGCGTGGCCGTAATGCATTAAGCGATCAATTTCAAACTGGCACATTATCGTTGCGCATAGTAGATCAAAATGGCGATTTTAACCCACAAAATCCATCTAGCCCTTATTACACATATTTGACACCTATGAAGAAGGTGCAGATTACTGCTACATATAACACAATTACCTATCCTATATTTACTGGCTATATTACAAGTTACGTTACAACATATCCTAGAGAAGCCGAAGACGTGGCATATACAACTATACAAGCTGTAGATGCTTTTAGATTAGCTTTCAATGCTCAAATTAGCACAGTAACTGGCACAAGCGCTGGACAATTATCTGGGGCTCGTATTAATAACATATTAGACCAAATTTCTTGGCCAGCCACCATGCGTGATGTAGATACAGGTTTAACTACATTACAGAATGATCCAGGCACTAACCGCACAGCATTACAAGCCATGCAGACTGTTGCAGATTCAGAATATGGCGCACTATATGTAGATGAATCCGGCAACTTTGTATTTCAAGACAGAGCAGTTACAGCTGGCTCTATTGGTGATACACCTACAGTATTTAATGATGATGGTACAGGCATATCCTATGTCGATGCACAATGGATATTAAATGATGTGCTGATATTTAATAAAGCTACTATAAGTAGATTAGGTGGCACAGCACAGGTGGCCACAGATCAAAATTCTATAGACAAATATTTTTTACATAGCTATTTCTTAGATGGCTTAATTATGGAAACAGATGCAGTAGCGCTGGACTATGCTCAGGCTTATGTGGCTAGTCGAGCCGAAACTTCAATACGTGTAGATTCAGTAACTTTAGATTTATACACGCCTGACTACAATAGCGGCATAATTGCGGCTCTAAATCTAGATTTCTTTGATCCAATTACAGTCAGTACTACCCAGCCTGGCGGTAGCGTATTGACTAAAACTTTACAGATTTTTGGGGTGGCCATGAATATCACCCCGAATAGTTGGAAAACCACATTTACGACACTAGAGCCCGTTATAGATGCATTTATCCTAAATAATAACATTTATGGCACTTTAGACTATAATGTCCTAAGTTACTAAGGAGTATAATGGCTAAACAGACTTTTACTACTGGGCAGGTTTTAACAGCTGCTCAGATGACTTCATTACAACAAACCGCTATGGGTGGTGGATCGGCTACTGCTAAGACTGCAAATTATGTTTTAGTAGCGGCAGATGCTGGCACTGTTGTAGCTATGAATGCAGCAGGATCAACAACAATAACTGTTAACACAGGATTATTTTCAGCAGGTGACACAGTATTTATTCAAAACTGGGGTGCTGGCACATGCACAGTTACAGCTGGTACAGCAACAGTAAGTACTCATGGAAGTTTAGCATTAAGTCAATATGAAGGTGGCACACTTTATTTTACATCTGCTAGTGCCGCTATATTTTTTGATATTAGTCAAACTTCTGGAATGACTAATCCTATGACGACTACTGGCGATACCATTTATTCTTCAAGTGGATCAACACCAGCTAGACTCGGAATTGGTAGCACCGGACAAGTCCTTACAGTTTCAGGGGGTGTGCCAAGTTGGGCTACACCATCAAGTGGTGGTATGACTTTGTTAGAAACTTTATCATTATCAGGTGCAAGTGTTACCAGTTCAAGTATTGCAGGAACATATAAAAATCTTGCGCTTATTGTAAGAAATTACAAACCCGCAACTGATGGTGAAGAATTACAAATGAGATTTAATTCTGATTCAAATACAAGATATTATTCCAGCATTAATAACTCTACAGTAAACACTGCTTTTGGTGGTGACTCTATACGGATTTGTGTTGGTAATGACAACAGTACAGCAACAGGATTAGTGTTTGTTAATATTTATGATTATGCAAATACTGCGACTTGGAAAATTACAGAAGCATTAGGTTTAGCAAATGGCGCAAGTGATCCAACTCAATTAAATTATCAAATTTATTATGGTGCATATAATCAAACTGGCGCAATCACCACTTTAACATTTTTTCCTAAAACTGGAAATTTTACATCAGGTTCAATTCTAATTTACGGAGTATCATAATATGACAAGACCAATAACAAGAATATATCAAGGTAATGGCGAATTTATAGATAGAGAAATGAATGATGTTGAGTTTGCTCAATATGAAATTGACCAAGCAAATGCGTTGGCAGAAAAAGCCGAAGCAGAAGCGAAAGCAGCCAAACGTGCTGAATTGTTATCTAGGTTAGGTATTACCGAAGAAGAAGCAAGAATACTTTTAGGCTAATGAAAACCTGGCTATGTGCAGCTGGAGTGCAGTTAAGAGATCAGATTGATACCTGGTATCCAGATCGCAGGACTACCAGTGATGGGTGGCTTGGTGATGCTCGTCATTCCGCCACCAAATCGGATCATAATCCAGACGCAGATGGGATTGTCCGAGCCATTGATGTTGATTCTCGCTTGGATTCATCCGAGCAGCTGTCAATATATTTGGCTGACCAAATCCGAGTCTGTGCTAAAACCGATAAACGTATATCTTACGTAATACACAATGGTTTTATTGCATCAAGAATTATGGGCTTTAAGTGGCGCAGGTATCGTGGCATTAACCCACACAAGCGACACATACATTGTTCATTTACAAAAGCAGGCGACAAAGATGGCAGACCTTTCGATATACCACTACTAGGGGGCAAGATATGAAACTATCAAGAAAACACAGAGCAGCAATTAAATCTTATTTAAGAGCTGTGGCATCTAGTGGAATTGCATGTGCGCTCGCTATTGCAGCTGACATGCATCCTGCTTATGCCGCATTATTAGCCAGTTTAGTTGGGCCACTAATCAAAGCCATTGATCCTACATCTG